CACAATGCCTACAAGAAACTCCATGGCATTGTCAAGGTCTTCATCCGACAAGCCTTCATCCTGCTGCATCTTTTCAAGTGCGGAAAGGGTTTCGTTGATGTTCTTTTGGTACTCACCCTCGTACTGTTCCTCTTGGGCAATACGTTCTGCAAATTCCTTGTTGGCGGCTGCAAGGGCTTCCTGCTTCTCGGGGTCTTCAAGTGCTGCCTTGAAATCATCGCCGAATTTCCGAATCATACCTACGATAGGGTCTTCACCCTTTCGCCAGTCTGTAAGGAAAGCCGCACTACGTGGATTGCTTGCGAAGAGGTCGGAGAGGGCTTTTTCTCGCTCACGGTAACCCGAAAGTTCGTTGTCGTAACTGTCGTAATCGTCATTGATTTGACCGAACAACGCTTCGTCATCGGCAAATTCCTTGTCGGGGTACTTCGTTTTCAACCGCTCCGTGTATCGGTCACGGTTGCTCTTAACTTCCGTAGTCTTAGACATATACTGAAAATGATTAAATGTTATACCAAACTTTAAAGCAAAAGTAAACCGAAATAAAGGCTTGCTACGTTTATCTTTTTACGCTCCAATAAGTAACTTTGGTACACGGATATTACACCAAAAGAAGATGAGTTAGACCATGAAACATAAGGGTGCATTGATGGAATACTCACAAGAGCGTTCAGACGACTTGATGAGAGCGTATGATGAATACCTTGCATCGTGCGAATATATCAGTATGCCCGAAGTGTACAATCATATCGTGAATATGCCGTCAAAGCGCTTTTGGGTAAGCGACATTAGGGCGGCTCTCGTCATATCTGCAATGATAAGGGGCGAGGCGAATTTGGAAAGGATGTGCCCGTCAAAACGTGAAATGTACGAAGAAATACACAGCCGTGTAATTGTCATGCGAAAGGATTACCCCGAAAAAACGGTTTCCGAACTATGCGCAATGGTAGTCATGCAACCGGCACCCAAATTCTACCTCACTCCCGGAAGTGCTAAAGTAATGGTGTGTAAAGCAAGAAAGGAATGGATAAGAAAAAAACAAGCAAGATTGCGGCTCTTGTAATTTCAGCCCTCGTGTTCTGCCTGGCTTTGCAAAACGTACAGGACTGGCACAATGTCGGCATCTATCAGGGATGCGGATTCGTTTGCCGTTTGTCATATCCGTTCTATCATGCAAACCTGTTGCACGCTTCACTTAATGCGTGGTGTCTGCTGTCGGTCATTTTCATCTACGATACATCGCTGTGGCGGTTGGCTTTTGCGTTTGCCTCTGCCGTTTCAGTGCCTTCATGCTGCATGTCGTCCATTCCCACGGTTGGACTTTCGGGGGTAGTGTTCGCCTTGTTCGGCTCCATTTCCTTTGAGGTGCAACGAAAGGCATACTATCAGTTATGGATGCTTGCTTACCTTGCGATAGGCTTCTTTTTCCCGAATACCAATGCATGGGTACACCTGTACTGTTATATGGCAGGGTTAGGGGTGGCTCTGTTGAACAAACCTGTTAAGATTGGCTAAGATGGAAACTGCTGTACGTGACATTATCGAAGAGAACAACAGGCGCAATGCGGAAATCTATGCCCGATTCGACCCCATCAGTGGGTTCGGTTCTGTTGGTGAGCGTGTAAAGGCAATAATCGAAGACTTCCCGATACGCACACAGTATCTGCCGGTCGAAATGATGAAAGTGCCCCTTGTGCGCCAACTGGTGGAATGCGGCTCAATAAAGGCGTTCTTGCAGGAAATTGGAGCAACGGACGAAGAAGATTATGAAAGTAACCGTCTGAAAGTTATCAGCCAGTTTGTACGCATTCGTAACAAGCACGATTTTGCGTTTTGGGCGGCTATGTTCGTCTATATCAAGAACAAGGGAGGTGGAGAAGATGTACTGTTCCGTCTCACACGTCCGCAACGTAGGTTTGTCGCACGCTTGGAGAAACGCCGAAAGGCAAACAAGCCTATCCGTATCGTACTTCTGAAAGCCCGTCAGTGGGGAGGTTCTACCACATCACAGTTGTATATGGCTTGGCTGCAACTTGTACACAAAGTAGGCTTGAACTCACTCATCATCGCCCATCAAGGGGCAGGTTCTGACGAAATCAAGGATATGTTCGACCGCATGATCAAGAACTATCCGGTAGAAATGCTGCACAAATTGGGCGAGACATACAACGAGAATGAACCGAAGTTGGTAGGTGTCGGAAAGTCAGGAAGCATACATCGCGTACCGCAACGTAACTGTAAAATCAAGATTGGTACGGCTGAGCGTCCTGATTCATGTCGTGGGGGTGACTACAACCTTGTACATTTGTCCGAAGTCGGGTTATGGAAAGTTACGGACGGAAAGAAACCTGAAGACATTGTTCGCTCTGCCTGTTCGGGTGTATTGCTCCGTCCTTACACGATGATTGTATATGAGAGTACCGCCAATGGTACAGGCAACTTCTTCCAAAAGGAATATGATGATGCGAAAAGCGGTAAGTCGCAATTCGAAGCCATGTTCGTTTCTTGGTTCGACATCGAGCAATATTCATTGCCACTTGACAATGTAGAGATATTCGCACAGATGCTGTATGCCAACCGTGAGAATGACAACGTACCGTCTGTACGTGAGGAAAGCGGCAAATACCTGTGGTGGCTATGGGAGAAGGGCGCAACACTCGACGCTATCAATTGGTACATACAGGAAAGGGCAAAATATACCGACCATGGCTTGATGGCTGCGGAGTTCCCGTCTGACGATGTGGAAGCGTTCGTCCATTCGGGAGCAAGGGTATTCGACAAATATAAAGTCGAAAAATTGCGTCCGTCTTGCAAGCCTCCACGTTATGTAGGCGAAGTATATGCCGATGGGGATGAAGGCGAAAAAGCATTGCAGAACCTTCGCTTTGCAGAAGACAAACAAGGGTTGTTGCATATTTGGGAAATGCCGGAGATAGACGAAACCGAAGTAGTGACAGACCGATACTTGACGATTGTCGATGTCGGAGGACGTTCCACCAAGGCGGACTATTCAGTTATCCTCGTTCTCGACCGCCTGTTTATGGCAGAAGGCGGAAAACCTACCGTAGTGGCTCAATGGTACGGACACATAGATATGGACTTGTTGGCATGGAAAGCGGCTCAGATAGCGGCATTCTACGACAATTCCTTGCTTGTCATTGAAAGTAACACGCTCGAAACACACGACAAGGAAAGGGATGTGGACGGTGACCAGTCACAGTTTATTCTAAACCTGATTAAGGATGTTTATCCGAACCTCTATGCACGAAAGCAGTCCGAAGAGGACATACGGGAAGGATTGCCAAAGAAGTACGGATTCCACACCAACATTGCCACAAAACCAAAAGTCATTTCCACGCTCGTGAAGGTTATCCGTGACAATCTATATACAGAACGTGACGCACGGTGCCTGGACGAATACCTTTGCTATGAAAAGAAGCCAAACGGAGCGTTCGGAGCGATTACAGGCAAGCACGATGACTTGCTTATGACACGTGCCATCGGCTTGCACATCTGCTTCTTCGAAATGGAAATGCCTACGTTCGTTCCACGTGTGGGAAGATATATCAGCAAAAAGAGAAAAGCGGTATCAGCCGCAACCATATAAGTTTAACCGATTAAAAAGGATTGAAATGAAGATTTTTAAGGAACTCAAAGGAATGCTTCGACTCCGTGAGGCTGTCAATCAAGCCGAAGAAGCACACCGTAAGAACGGAGAAAGATATTATGTGATGCCTTCAACCGGAACCAGTGGAGACCTCATCATTATGGACCGCAAGAATTTCCGCAAGCTGAAACAGAAAGGGTATATCAAACGTACTTCATTCGTGGCAGACCTCGAAAGTATGTGCTTCTATGCTACACCATATCGCAACGGTGTTGGGCAGATACCGGTCAGAAAGGAATTATATACTTCTTGGCTTGAAAGCTTGAAGGTGCTAAAGGAAAATGAAAAGTTTAAGAAACTCGAAAAACAGGAAGAACATGAAAACCAAGAAGCGTAAATACGGGAACATTGACGGTGTTGTAACGCTTACCGACAATCCCATTGCAACCGACAATGCGAAAGGAACGATAGGTAAGATTACACAAAAGCAAAAGGATAGCAAGTAGCCTG